ACGCAGGTGCCCAACGTGACGCGGACCAAGATCACAATTCACGCGCTCAAGAAGATTTTCGCAGTGTAATTGAAAATAAATTGTTGCCTCTTATTAAATGTCTATCGGGTCAAGAGCTCAGGTTTACCACGGCAACGCCACCGAGACCGCAGGCGGCCTCAAGAAGAAGGACCTGAAGATGGTCAAGAAGACTGGCGAGATTGTCAGCAAGGCCAAGTCCAAGGATGAGAAGGCGAACCCATGGATAAAGGCGGTCGCAAAGGCCAAGAAGGAGCTGAAGATCAAGGGCTTTGCGCTGGTCCAGGGCCCTCTTCTGGCCAAGGCCCGTGAAATTTATGCCAAGTAGATAATATAAGGGATGTCTAACGACGGTCTCAGAGGCCTCCGCGTCACGGCCAGTCTGGCGCTCATGAACAAGATACTCAAGAGTCCAGGAATGCGCAAACCCCCTTCGCCAAAACGGACACCTCGGCGGGCGTCGTCATCGCGACGGCGCTCGGCTGCTCGGTCCCGTAAAATCGTATCTGCGAAGCGCGGATAGTCAGGCCCCATAAATTATTAAAAAAGTAATTTGATTCAATATCAATCATACAACTCAGTTCTTGCCCACGGAAGAGACCCTCTCGGACCTCGGGCACGACCTGTTTTGAATTTTCATCGAAAATATAGGTAGCTTCATCAATTTTGATTCTCAAAGAGTTTCCTGAAAGGTTGGACTTGAAAGGCTCTTGGGGGCACAGCCGCCGCTCGAGCTCCGTCCACCATATGGTGAATTCAGGGTTTTTTATGTCAACATTGAAGCTTTTGTACTGTGAAACACCCCACGTACACGCACCCCGGGGAATCTGAAAGCGTAGGGGCTTTCCGTCGTACAAGTACTTGCTTTTGTCCTTCATGCCCGGAACCACATCTATCACATCTTTGGACACGTCCGACCACAGTACCATTAATAATTAAAATGTTCGGTTTTTTTAAGTAAGATGACGAGCTATGAGTATTACCTCAGTCAACCAGCTAGTAACGCCTCATGGAGACCTTCTTTCATCAGGAACATGAGCAATTTTGAAAACACAATTCAAAATTACCGCGAAAAATACGGCAAGGCTCCACAGGGTTCGGCGAACAAGCGCAAGGTCGTCGCCAACTTTAACAAAGCCTATGGGTCATGGCTAACTAAAGTTAAAAATGAGAATGCCAAACGTCGCGCCAGAGAGGGCGCGTTTTTCAAAAACCTCACCGCCGCCAGGAAATCAGGAAACTCCGCGGCGGTCAAAGCGGTTCTGGCCAGGTACTCGAATGCCGCCGCTTCTCCTGCTCGGCAGCGCAGCAGCCCGGTGGCGCGTTCGGCGTCCCCCAAACGTTCCGGGAAGCGCCGCAATTCCGGGAACTTGCGCAAGGCGATGGCCCGCCGCAATCTCTCTCAACGGAAAGCCAATCTCATGGCTCAAAAGGCGGCGCTCGAGTCTGAACGTAATAAATTAGAAACTCAAATTTTCGCACTCATCAGAAAGATAGGCGAGTTGCCAAACCTCTAAAATGTAGATCCGGACGCGTTAATCATACGCGCTAGGCCCGACCCCCTAAGCAGGACGCGCATTTCGGTAGTCCAGTGCTCCTTGGTCACAAATGATGTAAAAGTTCCACTAGGAGAAATAACCTCCGTCATGTGTTCGTCTTCCGTGTCGTTAAAAACCCATAGACCCGCCGTGTAATAGTTCAATTCTATAGGTCTCCTAATTATATGGTAACCAGGTATATAAAAATTGTGAAGAGATTTTGTTTCTAAATTATAAATGAGTCCGTCATGAGACTTGAGGAGGTACCAAAGTCTCCATGCTTTTCTTTCATCAACTTTTTTTGGAGGAATTTTGAAACATAATTGAACATCGATCGATGGCTCGGACCATTCAATTATTTTTCGAATCAATTCTGTAGGTAAATTGGACCACAAGTCACTGTCCATATTTTACTATCTTCTACAGTTTTTATAAGGAGCACAACTTGCCCTCATCGTGAACCCCTTTATAGGGCCTAGTAGGCACATAAGCTTTGCAAATTTACGGGGTAAATTGAAAACTTTCTTGTTCGATGTTCTCACGCACTTTTTGTTTTTGGGCCCCGACCGACAACAGGACTTCATCTTGAATTTAGTTTAGAAATTGTTTAGCCAGAGCACATCTCACAACTCTCAGGATTGGCAAGAGAACACGCCTCCTTCGTAAGAGCGACTGGAACCGTCACCTGCTGAGCACGAGCCTTTGCACGCGTCCTTAAATAATATGCGCCCGTTTTGAGCCCCTTCTTCCAACCAAACAAATGCATACTGGACAGCTTAGCCATCGACGGGTTCTCCATGAAGATGTTGAGCGATTGAGACTGGTCGATGTACGCACCCCGGTCAGCACTCATCTCGATGATCGACTTTTGCGGAATCTCCCATACGGTCCTGTAAACCTCCTTGAGCTTGTCGGGAACGCCGTCCAGGTTCTGTACGGACCCACCGTCTCTCACGATTTCAGTCTTGATTTCTGGCGTCCACTTTCCGAGCGACATCAACTCGCGGACCAGGTGCTTGTTGATCATCACAAACTCGCCTGCCAGGGTCCGACGCAGGTAGATGTTGGTCGTGTACGGCTCGAACGCCTCATTGTTCCCCATGATCTGAGCGGTCGAGGCCGTGGGCATGGGGGCGACCAGCAGCGAGTTGCGAAGGCCATGAGTCTTGATCTTTTCCCGAATTTCATTCCAAAATTCATTGGTCTCCACCCCCCACATGTCCTGTTGGAGGATACCCTCGGAGGCTGGAGACCCCTTGAAGGTTTCGTACGGGCCCTCCTCCTTGGCCAACTCACACGACTCTGTCAGGGCCGCATGGTAAATGGCCTCGAAGATGCCTGTGTTGAGCTTGCGCGCCTTGGGCTCGTCGAACGACAGACCGAGCATCATGAACACGTCAGCCAGCCCCTGAACTCCGATCCCGATGGGGCGGTGGCGCATGTTCGACTTGCGAGCCGCCTCGGTCGGGTAATAGTTCTTGTCGATGACCCGGTTCAGGTTACGCGTGACGACTCGGGTCACGGCGTGAAGCTGCTCAAAATCAAACTGCTTATTCTTCACGAGCGACGGCAGACAAATAGACGCCAGGTTACACACAGCCGTCTCGTCAGGACCACTGACCTCCATGATTTCCGTGCACAAGTTGCTGGACTTGATGGTTCCAATGTTCTTCTGATTCGACTTGGCGTTGACACTGTCCTTGTAGCACATATAGGGCGTTCCAGTCTCAACCTGACTCTTCAGAATCGCGTCCCATACCAGCCGCGCCTTGACCGCCTTCTTGAACCGGCCCTGCGCCACGTACGTCCTGTACAACTCGTTGAAGGCCTCACCGTACACGTCGGGCAGTCCCGGGCACTCATGAGGGCACATCAGGTGCCACTCCTCGTCCTTCTCCACCTTTTCCATGAAGAGGTCAGGGATCCACATGGCTGTGAAGAGGTCGCGGCAGCGCATCTCCTCGTCACCCTGGTTGAGGCGCAGCTCCAGGAACTCCATGACGTCCGCGTGCCACGGCTCGAGGTAGATGGCGAAAGAGCCCTTGCGCTTCCCACCACCCTGGTTCACGTACCGGGCGGTGTTGTTGAAGACACGGAGCATAGGCACGATACCGTCGGCGACGCCATTCGTACCCTTGATTGGCGAACCGTTCGCACGGATGTTCGAGCAGTGGATACCGATGCCACCAGACCACTTGGAAATGTGCGCACACTCTTTGAGCGTCTCGTAGATTCCCTCGATGCTGTCATCCTTCATAGCCACTAGGAAGCAGCTCGATAACTGTGGGTGATTTGTACCGGAGTTAAAAAGCGTAGGAGTTGCATGTGTGAAATACTTTTGGGACATAAGGTCGTACGTCTCCCGGACGCGCGGTAGGTCATCGCCATGAATACCAACAGCCACACGCATGAAGAGGTACTGAGGAGTCTCACCCTCATTCAGGTACCCTCGCTGGAGTGTTTTGATTCCAAAATATCCAAAATCGTAATCGCGTTTCGGCTGGATCACGCCATCCAACTCTAGGGCTACACACTTCATGAAAGCGTCGGAAACAACGCCCTTGACGTGTAGAGAGACCATCGCATCCGAGAAGCATTTGGGGCAATTCTTCTGAAGGTTCGAGACAGTCACGCGCATCGCGAGGGTCTCATAATCCGGGTGCTCAGTGATCATCGCAACGGCCACCTCGGCCGTCAGGTTGTCAATTTCTGAAGTGGAAATACCGTCGTACATGCTCGTGAAAACCTTCTGAGCCACCTTGTCCGGCTGGACGTTCAGGGGCTCAAACTCCGGAGCCTGATTTAGTTTTGAAATTCGCTTGGTCACCTTGTCAAAGAGCATTTCGACGACATCTCCAGACCTCTTCACAACCTTCATTGTGTAATAAGCGTCGGCTTTTTTTATCCTCGTCTAATCTCAAATGAGCACGCGTCTGCTCCCCACGCCCCTCACGGACGCTTTCTTTTCTGAATTCAACCGCGAGCAGGTTCACGCCATGATCATCGATTCGGTCCAGGCCAAAACTGGTGTGAAAATCGAGCGTCAGAACGACGCCGACTTACAGGCGCTCATGAAGCGGGTCTACACCAACATGTCGCGGGACCCGTACCGCGACGTGAGGGGTCAGGTGGAGGCTATGAATCGCCAAGTCGCCAAGGAGGCGACGTCCACCGTCTCGACCGGCGTCCTCCAGCAGCTCGTGTACCTGCGCGACATTTCCTCGAACCCAGTGCCCCTCGCGGCCCCAGTTAGCACGAGTACATACGGAAATAAAATGCCATACAACAGCAAGATTGCGTTCTAAATGCGCACACTGGACGATATCCTGATTGGCTTTTTCATTTTCTTCGCCATCGACCGGGCGATCCGCCTCTTCAGTAGCGTCGTCGTCGAGCCATGGGCACAGGCCAAGACGGGCGACGCGCGCAAGGTGGAGAACTGGAAGCTAAGCACCGAATTGGTTTTGCTTTGTGCGGCGCTTTTACTCGTGTTCAAAATGCGGCGGGTCATCAACAAAGCTTAGAGACTTGGGGTGTTATATTCATAATGAATAGGTTTCGTGACGAAACTGCTGCTATGTGCAAAGTGAAGGGCTGGGACAAAGCTCCAGTAAGTATCGTATGGATGCTTCTGAATGAAGAGATGGGTGAGCTGGCATCCAGTATCCGCCAGAACCAGAGAATTTACAAAAAGACGGGACTAAAAAAGGATCGGGGAACTGATATCACGATGGAGATGGGTGACGTGTTCAGTTATCTTTTCCAGTTGGCCCATATGCTAAACGTTGACATGGACACGATGTGGGAACTTCATAAACAAAAGGTCCAGACGAAGGTTTACGCAGGAACTAAAAATAATGTAAGCGTATGTTAAGATGGCTACGGCCGCTATGGCATGTGATGACCTGAGCATCAATCGCTTCAACCCATACACGTGGTCCGGAACCTTCGGTGTTTATTCCGATGGGTTCCCGAGCACGATTCCTATCGATGGATCATATACTACGGAGATTAGCGAAGAGCCGACCGTCTACACGGATTCTATCTTGGGCGGCTCCGACCCTAACATGAACCTCTCCGGGTCCATGTACTTAAAGACGGTCGACTCGAGCCCAGCGCCTTTCCGTGGTTTCCCAGCGCGTAAGAATGAGTTCCCAGACGGGACGGTGTCTTGGGCGCGGCCAGGACAGCCATGGAGCTGGCTGGGTGGGCAGCGTGCCAAGGATGACACGTGGACGGCGCAGGTCTTTAAGGGTCCTGACTTGCTCATCTGGCTCGTGCTTATCGCACTTGTCTTGTATCTATTTTCCCGTATCAAAAAGTAGCAACCTTGGGCGCCACCACCTTGACTAATTTCTTTGATAAATTCTCTTTTTCAGTTTTAGACCGTTCATCCAGGTTGGGGCAAAAGTGAACCTCAAGCTGAATGCACTTGGCGCAAAAGTTTCCGGTACATTCACGACACTTGAGGAACCGGTTCTTGTGACTACACTTCGGCGCCTCGGGTTTTGGTCCGAAAATATCCCGAAAAGCCTCCTCAGGTGTCCTCATCTTCTACTAGCTCACATACAATTTCATTCTTAAACTGAAGGTGGACCGGCTCGTCAACCAGTTCACACAGTCCATGTTCCCTGCCATTGACTATACGGTCCCATGCAGCCTTCATAGCCGGTAAGTTCTTTGAGAACCATTCACGGTCGCGCTTCACGCGGACCACCACAAACTCGGGCTCGGCTCCTTCGGTCTTCGCCGGGCGGTACTGAACGAAATCACACTCCTCCAGGTCCGTAATCTCCAACTGAAGTTGGACTTGGGGGAGATAGTGCTTGGGCACCTTTGCCTCGATTTTGCGCGTCAATGGGCACTTTATCTCGATCAGGAGCCCATCCTCTGTGACCCCATCTGGCGACGCCCCGAGCCAAGGATACTTGCGATGCTGAACGAGTCCAATCTCATGAGACTTGCGCCCGGTTCGCTCGTCGTACAGGTCCCGTACCAGGGGCTCGAGTGCGGTCCCGTGCGCAGTCGCGGCGTTTCCGGCCCATTTGAGGCTCAGAACCTTCTTCTTCACAAACGCATCTGGAGATTCGTAACGACTCTCACCAATCGCACTCGCGACGTCACTTGCCGTGATCATCTGTTCACGTAGCGCTAACCATTCATCAGATCTTTGTTCAGCATATTCAGCCGCAAGGAGCTTCGCCGCCACGTCCCTCACGTTTGGGGGGTCCTCCATTTTTACTCTTAAATCGAGGATCCGTCTTAAGTACAATTTCAGCGGCGTTCTGCTCACCCTGTTTCTTCGTAAGTGCAAAACCCGCCCCGCATTCCATGCCATCAACTATGACCGTAATGAAAAATTGCCCATTCGCCTGACCATCTACGCGATACTCGGGCAAAGGGTACTTGAGGGCTTGACACCACCGCATGAGCTGGTCCTTGTAGTTGTCATCTACCAGAGAAGTCTCCACCTTGGTGAACGATTCCAGAACAAATTGCTTGGCGTGAACCATACCGAGGTCCAGATATATGGCACCCACTAGAGCCTCGAAGACGTCCTCCATGATGTGCTCGTTGGTGTTCCATCCATTGCGCTCACCCTTTTCATCCATCAGAATCATTTTTTCGAGGCCCAGAATTTTAGAAATTTCACACAGGGTCTTGCCCCTGACCATCTTCGTGCGCGCCTTGGTCAAGAAACCTTCTTGATGTTTTTCGTATTGGTCAAACAGATGTTTTGTGATGATGAATCCAAGAACGGAATCTCCCATGAATTCAAGAGTTTCATACGAACCAGTCAGACCTGAGTAACGCTTCAGGGCTGACTTGTGCGTAAACGCCCTGCGGTACAAAGCTAGATCCTTAATTTTAGTCCCAACTAGAGCGTTCAGGGTTTCACGTGAAAGCTCTGGTGTGGACTCCATTTTGTTTTGTATTACATTACACGCATACTTTTAAGCCCCTTACGCGATCAGACAACCTAAGAAGCCGGCGCCTTCGCAACCTTTGGGCGAACCTTCTTCTCCTTTGGGGCCACATCAGGTGATGCGTCCCCGGCCCCGACCGGCTCAGCCTTGACCTTCTTCTCACGAGGCTTCTTCTCAGTCGTAGGGTCCTTGATATAATGGGGGTTGATGTACTTCTGAATGTTCAGGAAGGTGATCTGGGTGCCCTCTGGTGGCTGCAGCAGGTCCTGCAGGGTGGCGTCCAGTGTGATGTTCTGGCCCGCCTTCAGGCCCTTCTCGGTCACATAGGTGTTGATACGGCCGGTCACCTGCGAGCGAGAGATCTTCTCATCGGCCGCCAGGCTCAGGAAAGCCCGCAGCTTGTCGGTCACGTTCAGGGGCTTGTTGAACCCGTTGTTCTGGGAACGGGCCGCCTGCTTCTCACCCGTGGGATCCTCAAAGTGCTGACGAATCTTGCGGACATCCTTGCGCAAAGCCTTCAGCTCCTTGGCAAGCAGCTCGAGGGTGACTGGGGTCTCAGTGGTGGCGGCCATTTCTACTATACACAGGTGCCCCATCTTTAAGCCAAGGATGCGATGGCCAAAAACACTATGAGCAGCATCAAAAGCGGAATCATCATTCTCTCCCAGACATCCTGGTACCGCGTGTCAGGGGGTGTGTAATCTGATGAGCCCTTCATTTGTGTAGGGGCGTCGCTCGTCACCAGGTCAACCCCAAAACCCTTCGGAAGTGCCGTGCCAGATGACGCCCGAAATTCGTTTTGAAATTGAAGAATAGAAGGAAAGTCATTGTTGATGGTACAGCGTGGGACGCAGCAGCCCGAGTCGCACGGAGACACCAGGCCGTTCTGACGGTTTATATAGGCGCACACCTGATACCCAGGGTCTACTGGATTAGAGAGACACTGGCAGCCCTTCGTGATCATATCGGAACTACACGTAGTCATCTAGTGTTAAAGAAGAAATTAGTTTTCAGTAGTATAATGGAGTACGCGACGCCCCAGAAGCTTCCAGACGGCCGCTACTTTTTGAAGATCACTGGTGCCCGTCATCAGGTGAACGGTCTGATCCTCCAGGACTCGCTCGCGTCCAAGTCTGTCAACTTCAAGACCGGTAGTTCCAATCTTTTCTCAGTCATTGATGAACAGATCTTGACCCAGGCCAAGTTGTCGAAGCAGGAGTGGTTCGGTAAGGACCTGAGCGACGAGACCATCCAGAACGCGTGGCAGGAGAGCGTGACTGACGGCGTGCTCGGCGCGTCCCTCGCAACGGTCAAGGGTCAGGTGGCGACCCTTGCGTTCGACACTCGCAAGAATCCAGTCGAGCTCCAGGATATCCAGCCCGAGACGTCGTGCGATGTGGTGCTCGAGCTGTCTGGTCTGTGGTTCCTGAAAAAGTCGTTCGGTCCCATCTGGCGGATTCTCCAGGTGCGCGTCCGGGCGGCACCCAAGACCCCCGAGCT